CGCCTCAGGAGCAACGGCCGCCGTGGTCGCCATGATCTCCGGTTTCTTCCTCTGGCACACGCAGAAGGACGGCAACAAGGTGTCAAAGATAAACACCGTCCTGGTCGCTTATGACGGCATCGTCAAGAACCTGCAGGCCGAGATTGACAGGATGAAGCACGACCTTGAGGACATGAGATCCGCAATGGAAGAGTGTGAGAAGCGCAACAGTAATCTGGCCACCGAAGTCGCCCTGCTGAGGGAGCAGGTTGAGGGACTCGGCGAAAGCCCCGTAAAGAATAATGAGCAGGCCCCAAAGAAGAAGGCCGCACCAAGGAAGCAAGCCGCGAGGAAGCCCAAGGGCGGCTGAGATGGCTGTCGACGGTGACGACGAAGCCGTCATCAGAGAGGCATTATCCGCACTCTCTCCGGAGGGTGGCGTAATCACTCACTGGGTCATGGTCATGGAAGTGTTTATTGACGGCGACAGAGATCTACATGTAACGAGTTCCGAAGGAGTTACCCCATGGATGGCCCTCGGGATGCTTGAGGCGGCCAAAATGATAGCCGCCGAAGAGGACGAGGACTGAACCTGCTACCATCCTGATGGCGGTCAACGCCTATGATTGTGGTGACAATCGGGAGGTAAAACTGTGATCGCCGGCATTTACAACATCACCTGCGACCAGGGGAGCACGTTTGAGAGGGTATTCAGGGTCACTTATCAGGATGAGGTAGACCCAGATCTCTATCATCCGTATGACTTTTCTGGTTATACCGCACGCATGCAGATCCGTAGAGATGTCGCCGCCACCGCCACGCTCGCCGTCCTCACTACTGAGAACGGACGTATCAGCATTGACGAAGAAGAAGGAACGGTCACCATTTCGTTGACTGCGACTCAGACTGCCGCCATTGAACGCTCCGGCGTGTACGACATTGAGATCATCGCTCCTGATCAGACCGTTCAGAAGATTGTGAGGGGCAACTTTGAGCTCAACCTTGAGGTGACCAGGTGACCGAGACCAGGATTGTCGTTGGTCAGGAGGTCAGTAATGTCTACATCTCGGGCGACGCTCTGAACCTTGTTGAGGTCACCGAGGCATCCAAGAACCTCATCGTCGTCTCACAGGAGTTACAGAACGTCATTGACGTCGTCACCAAGGGGACTCAGGGCCCGGCGGGAACTCAGATCATTGACGGAGAGGGCGTACCGTCTAACTCCATCGGGAGGATCGGCGACTACTTCTTTGACAGACCAGAGGGCAGGCTCTACGGCCCAAAGACGACCGTTGGCTGGGGCGACACCTACATTGAACTTTTGACATATCTTGGCCTTGACGATCTTACGGATGTAGACGCCACGGAACCAACCGAGCAGGATGTCCTCATGTACGAGGAATCAACTAACACTTGGAAAAATCAAAAGATCAGATATGTACACGATCAACCCACACCGTCCGACGAGTGGGTTATCAACCACGGACTCAAGACCAAGCCAGCCGCAATATCCGTGTTTGACACGTCCGACACCATGGTCTTTGGCGACGTGAACCATGTGACCGTGAATCAAGTCGTGCTTAGTTTCAGTGCGGCCTTTGCTGGGGTGGCATACCTCACATGACATCAAAGCATCTCAGTGGCATAACCGTCCCCTCTATATCCGTTGATGGAATAGAACTTGATCCCACGGGGGCTACAAGTGGACAGGTCTTGAGTTTTGACGGCTCAAAGTTCGCTCCATCAAGTGTCGTTGGTTCTCAGGGTCCTCAAGGTGCTCAGGGTGCAACAGGTCCACAAGGTGAAGCTGGGCCTCAAGGTTCTACGGGTGCACAAGGTTCTGCGGGGGCTCAGGGCGAGGCGGGACCACAGGGGGCGACTGGTTCGCAAGGACCTCAAGGTTCTACGGGTGCTCAAGGCGAGGCAGGGCCACAGGGCGAGACCGGCTCACAAGGCTCAACAGGACCTCAAGGCGCAACAGGCTCACAGGGCTCAACAGGACCTCAAGGCGCAACAGGCTCACAGGGTGAAGCCGGACCTCAAGGTCCTCAAGGAGACATTGGTCCACAGGGTGCAAACGGTGCTCAGGGTGTCGAGGGTGCTCAAGGAAGTACTGGACCCCAAGGACCTCAAGGTGATGTTGGTGCTCAAGGAGCAACTGGCTCGCAAGGTTCGCAGGGTCCACAAGGTACGCAAGGCGAAACGGGCGCACAGGGAGCCAACGGGGCTCAAGGTTCTACCGGATCGCAAGGTCCTACTGGCGCACAGGGTTCTCAGGGTGCTAATGGAGCACAAGGTGCAAATGGTGCGCAAGGTGCTCAGGGCCCTCAAGGAGATATCGGTCCTCAGGGTGCAACTGGTGCTCAAGGAAGCACTGGCGCGCAAGGTGCCACAGGAGCACAAGGCAGTACTGGACCCCAAGGAAGCACAGGATCACAAGGAGCGACAGGTTCGCAAGGACCGCAAGGAGACATTGGTCCGCAAGGTGCGCAAGGCAACTTCGGTGGAATCACATTTGACTACACCTTTGATTCAAGTACAAGCCAAACAGACCCCGGTGCAGGAAAACTTAAGTTTGATAACGTTTCACTAAACCTGTCAACCGAACTTGTCATTGACGACACCGACGACAATGCCACAGACATCCAATCGTATTTACGAACCATTGACGACTCAACAAGTACCATCAAAGGACACTTTAGAGTTTCTAAAAAAACTGATTCAGCAACATTCGCATTATTTACGATCTCTGGGATTACCGAAGAGTCAGGTTACTTTAGGGTTACATCGTCATATGTGACAGGTTCAAGTACGACACCGTTCACGAATAGTGATGATGTGATTATTACTTTTGCTCGTACGGGTGATGTTGGTGCGCAGGGAGCAACTGGACCTCAAGGTGCTGCGGGTGCGACTGGCGCTCAGGGTGCGACTGGTGCTCAAGGACCTCAGGGTGATGTCGGTGCTCAAGGGGCGACGGGTGCTGAAGGTCCGCAAGGACCTCAGGGATCAACTGGTCCTCAGGGCGCACAGGGTTCTACCGGTGCTACAGGTCCACAGGGCGGAACTGGTCCACAGGGGCCCCAAGGAGATACGGGACCGCAAGGAACAACTGGGGCGCAAGGTCCGCAGGGTGATGTGGGTCCTCAAGGCGCTACGGGGACGCAGGGTGCTACTGGCCCTCAAGGTCCACAGGGATCTGTTGGAGCCCAGGGAGCAACAGGATCCCAGGGAGCAACAGGCTCCCAAGGCGCTACTGGCCCCCAAGGTGCAACTGGACCACAAGGACCCCAAGGAGTTGCTGGCCCCCAAGGTGCAACAGGATCCCAAGGTGCTGCTGGTCCCCAAGGAGACACGGGTCCTCAAGGCTCTACTGGCCCGCAAGGACCACAAGGATCCGTTGGTCCTGAAGGACCACAAGGTGCGAATGGCACACCCGGCACAAACGGAATGCCAGGATCACAGGGTCCGCAAGGTGCGCAAGGTGCTACGGGTCCTCAAGGGGATACTGGACCAGTAGCAGGAACTGCTAACCAAGTTGTCTACAAAGATGGCTCCAACATTGCAGCCGGCAGTGCAAACCTTACATTTGACGGCACAACATTGTCGGTGAGTTCCGTGAGCGTAGCGACGGTTAACAATGTGAGAGACGAGCGCATCAGGTTCTTGATGGAAGTTATCTAACCACGACCCTCGTAGTATGCGATCATGATCTCCGTATGTACACCTATCCATAACACTCCGCCTAACATTCTCGCAAGGACATGGGCAAGTCTCAAGGCTCAGACATTCACCGATTGGGAATGGGTCATCTGGGACGACGGAACGAACGACGAGGCATGGCGACAGGTCTATGGCTTTGCTTCTGACGAGAGGTTCAGGATCGTGGCACACCGTTCGCATGTCCATTCTGGCTCGATTGGCACAGTGAAGCGCAGGGCGTTTATGGTTGCTGAGGGAGACATCCTCGTTGAACTTGATCATGACGATGAACTCACCCCCGATTGCCTCAGTGAGGTCGCCGCCGTCTTCTCCGACTCTACGGTTGGCTTTGCGTACTCAGACTGGTGCGAGATCTTGCCGGACGGGCAGTCGGGCAAGTATCCCCCGGGTTGGGCTTTTGGCTATGGGTCGGAATACTGGTCGGGGGAACACAATGTCTGGGTTATGTCCGCACCGCAGATCAACCCCGAAACCATCAGGCACATCGTGTCCGCACCAAACCATGTCAGGGCATGGAGGTCATCCGTCTATAGGGCTCTCGGCGGGCACGACACGTCCCTGCCAGTAGCCGACGACTACGACTTGGTCGTGAGGACATTCCTTGCAACAAGGTTCGCCCACATTCCCAAGATGCTCTACAAGCAACACATTGGACCATCTACTGCGCAACGTGTCAGGAACGGGCAGATACAGCAACTCGTTGCCGAGATATCCGTCAAGTACAACGGTCTGATCACCGATAGGTTCACTCAGATTGGCTTCTCGGACTGACTTATTGTCAATAATATATAGTCATGAACCTGGTCTAGCCTAGCCGTCGGGAGACTGTCCACATAGGACGGTGGAGTACGGAGACACAAAAATGGCAAAGTTCCTGACAAGCATTGACCTTCAGAAGAACCAACTGATTAAGGCGAGGATTGAGAACCTTTCTGGTGACCCAAGCACGCCTGCGGCTGGTCAGATCTACTTCAACACCACCTCAAACCGACTTCGTTACTACACGGGCTCTGCCTGGATTGAACTTGACGCTGCGGTTGAGTCAATCGAGGTAGACGCACCCCTTGATGTAGAGGTAGACGGCACGACCATCACCATCTCTATTACCGAGGCAAACTCAAGTACTGACGGCTTCATGACCATGGAATACGCCGCCATGCTCACCGACGCTACCGACGCCAATACCGCCAGCAAGCTCGTCAAGAGGGACGCTAGTGGGAACTTCTCAGCCAATGTAATCACCGCCGACCTTACCGGTGATGTAACCGGTGAAGTCTCGTCGCTGTCCAATCATGATACCGACGATGTCGCCGAAGGAAGCACCAACCTCTACTTCACCGACACAAGAGTTCGTGCCAACAGGCTGGATCAGATGGCCGTACCCACGGCGGATGTGAGCCTCAAT